CTTTGAGGCCAGTCAAGAAGGATTCAGAGAGTTCCCCTCTGATTCCCGACTCTACTTGGAGTGCATTTTCAGTAATCCACTCTTCTGCAACATAGTGCAAGTATGAGTCTACTCGTTCTTGAAGCGAAGCTTTGTATTCAGTCATTTCTTTCTGAATGTAAGCATCATAGTCTGCTTCAAGCGATTCCTTTACGATTGCAATCTTGGACATAACTGCTGCCTCAAAGATTGTACGTGCTTTGTTTTGGAAGTCCTCGCTCAACTCTTCTCCTTCAAACAATGCTTTTACATCGTCCTCAAGATCAATCTCTATCTCTGGAGCTTGTACTTCTTGTTCTGGTGCTTCTGCTACAACTTCATCAGTTGCTTCTGTTTCTTCATTAGCACCTCTTCCGTAACCAGATGACTTCATACCATCTGCTTGGTTTCCTAGTGGACCGTCCATCTTGACTGTACCAGCAGTACCTTTAGTTTGTGGGTCACCTGCCTGTGCAAACTTTGCACTAGGTGTTTTCAACTTATTAGAGTTGTCATCAGGTTTGCTATTTGTTGGGGTAGGACCTCCTAAGTCCTCATAGCCTGCCCCTGCGTCGGGTACATAGTTTGGAGCTTTTGGCATTGCATCCGCAGGTTTAGCACCTTTGGTTACCTGGTTCTCCATCTCATGTAGGTCGCTGTTAGTTTTAGCGGTCATTTGCCAGTCCTTTTTTCCTAAGAATTTATGTTATTATTTAGACATTTTATAGATTGCTCAAGAAATTTTGGAACAAAGCAAGCTTGTGCTCCTCTAGTTTCTTTGAATCTACCAAAGTATTTATACTCTTTGCTATATTTGATACATTTCTTTCACGCAAAACGCTACCTTCCCAAACCCATTCCTTGCCTTCCATTACGCCATCTACGAATGCGTCAGGTGCAGATGGATCAGCAACGATGTCTGCTGCAGTAGCAAGCATGAAGTCTTCGCCAACATAAGAAACACCTTCTTTGTTTACGATAGATCCCATACCTCTTGATGATACACCGAGTTTTACACCAGAATCCAAGAGAGACTCTGCTATCTTACCCATTGGTGTGCCTAGTATCTGTGCCTTACCCACAAAATTATTTCCCTCTTGAGTGAGAGATACGATTTTATGTGATACACGATCAAGGTTTATTTGTGGTCCGTCTGGATGTCCTAGTTCTCCTAGTGCACGTCCTTTAGATACGAACGCTTCATTGTATCTCTTTACCTCGTTCATCATAGTAGAGAGAGGGTAGCAACGTTTGTTGCGATTGACTATCTCTGCCTGTAAGAACGGACCTTGAATATAAAGAGTTTTCTTTCCGTCTTTTTCTTCAGTAAGAATATCGACTGATTCTATTTCTTCTGAAATTAATTTCATCCTACTCCTACCTCATGTAAACGTAATGTGCTTCCTGATGCTGTCTCAGGTGCGAGTCTGAAAATCACTGACTTTGATAGAACTGCTGTTCCTGTAAAGTCTGCTAGTGCTGATGTGTTCGCATCGACTGTAAGTGTTGTCACATAGTCGTTTGTTCTTTGAGGATCTGACTTAGCAGTTACCTCAACGTGTGCGATTGTAGTATTGTAATCATTGACTGCAGATCCAGAGAGAGTCACGTAGTCTCCTACCTGTATCTTTGTATCTGTATGGTCAATTGTAATTACTGCTCCATTCGCTTTGCTTATTGCAGATACTGGTGCATTTGCTGGATGTCCGTAACGATATAGAAAGTCTGTTCCTTTCGCTACATGGAATGATCCTACACCCGCCTGGTTTGCTGTATTGCAAACTGCGATATTACCTGCTGCCCTAGCATCCGAACAGACAACGTATAATAACCCCGTCTTTACGGTTTGTGCTGATGTAACAGCAGACGTGGCGTTGGCACTGCCAAGTTCTCCAATATCTGATACTAATTTAAGTGGTTGGCACGTCATTTACTTCTGTTTCCTGTTCAGGTTCTTGTTCAGTTTCAGCGTTTGCTTCTGGTTCTTCAAAACCATCACCCACCTCTGGTAAGGGATCGCCCTCCTCAGGTTCGCCAAACAATGTTTTAGCAACCTCAGGTGCAGCAGCATCCACGAACTCAGCAGATTTTGCAAACATCATTTGTTTCAAAGCGTCAGATATCTCCGCAGAGGGAGCATCATTCGCAACCATATCAATAAATTCAGCAGAATCCATTCTAAATTTTATAAAACGCTAGTTATATTTATATCTTCGCCTTCTTGATGTCTATCTCAGGTGCTTCTGTACGTCCACCATTTTTCTTGTTGTCAAGGTTTGGTTCTGTTTTGTTTTTACCTAAGTTACCTTGCCTTTCTACCTCTGCATCTATTGATCCCTGCATCATTTGGTTCTGAGTTTCAAGAGGTACGCCAATACCTGCTTCATTCTCCTCTTCCATCTCCTGTGCCATCTCTTCTATCTCTTCATCTGTCTGACGTAAGACCTTACGCTTGACATAATCTCTTGAGTAGTATGTTCCGATGTATGGTTCGATAGCAACCATGATATTGAGACGCTCAGTCATCAATTCGTGGTCTTTGAGTTCAGCAAAATGATTGTCATACTTATAATCAAACTGAATATGCTCTGCCATCTTGTCAAAGTCCTCAGGTGTGCTGATATTTTTCAATATCATCTGAGTTCTAAGTAGATCAATGAACAAACCACTGAATCTCTTTCTCAATCTACCTACAAACTTACTGAACATAAGTTCGTCACGCAATATTTCTGATGATCTACCTAAATTGAACCCACCTTCACCACCGATGCGTGACTCTGGTACGTTTAGTGCACGATATAGTTTCTTTTGGAAGTATTCTATGTCTGTAAGTTCACCTAAGTTCTGTCCACCAGGTAATGTAGAGATTTCTGTACCTCTACCACCTTCTCTACGTGGTAACCAGAAGTCCTCAAGCATAGACATGAACTTCTTATCGTCTTTTATCTCACCTGTGTTCGCATCATACACTAATTTGTTACGATAGCGACTCATCACGTCACGTAGATACTGTTCTGCCTTGACTTTAGGTAGATTACCAACGTCAATATAGAATATTCTACGTTCTGGTGCTCTTGAGAGTCTGTATATGACAAGAGAGTCCTCAATCATACGTAATTGGTTGAGTCCTTTGATCGCTTTGTGTAGATATGATAGTGTTATCTTCTTATTTCTATCAACAAGACCTGAATGTACGTATGTAATCGCATCTTTTGCAATCTTGATGCCTTTACCTGCTACAGAACCATACCTCTGTGCCATACCTTGTGGATAGTATGTGTAAAATTCTTGTATTTTAGTATCTTTTCTTATAGTTTGCTCACCTGAGTATGGTAAAACAGGTATTCCCTCTGCTCCTCTAGCACCCTTCTCATTTTTTGGTTGTACTCTCATCAATTTCAACTTGAGAGCATCAATATATCTTAATTCTTTGATACCTTCATCAGGTTTTTGTACGTCAATAACTTTGTGATAGTATAATCTTCCATCTGTGTACCAGTTTCTGAATATTTCGTGTGCCTTTTTGTCAAATTGTAGTAAATCTTTGACACCTTTGAACTCATCTCTTATAACAGTCTTCAGTTTATCGCTTACATTTAGATTATCTAAGTTTATTTCTACAGGACTATCATTACTATCAGATACAATCGCTTCATTTACCACATGTTCAATGGCAGTATCACACTCAGGGTGTAATGCCATGTCACGATACCTTTTTATTACGTCAAATTCTGTTCTGAATACACCTTCGATGTCAACGTACTGACCATAAAAACCAGACGTTAGAAAATAATCAGCCCCGTCCTCGTTATTTGGAGGAACTGGACTGATTACACCTTTCTTCTTCTTCTCATTAGGATCCTCAATAGAGAATCCAAACAGTTTTGCCATAATATTCCTACTTGTGTTCTATCTATTATACTACAGAATCTGCGTTTCTGCCATCATATGCTTCCCACCACTGGACTTGGAGGGTGACTTGGAACTCTTCTACCGTATCTGCAGTGTCATAAGACAATTCTATAGGACTCACAAGTGATGGCCAACAACCATGCATCTTGTATCTACGTAGGACTGGTAGTGTAGCACCACTTTGATCTCCACGAGTGTTTAGATCTGTTGATGCACGACCTAGTTGGTTGACTACCCAGTCTGCAAAGTAATCAGTTGGGTTGATAGTACCTGAACCATCAGATACTTTGACGATAAAGTTTGCCCATCTTTCAAACGCTTCTCTGAGTTTGAAATCACCGTCGTTGATTACTGTAATTGTCCATGGGTCGAACCTTCTGTCACCTGCTACCTTGAGTTGTCTACCTCTGAATGGTACGATAACCTCTTGGACGTTTGATGCTGGTAACTGTGCTCCCTTGATCATCATACGATGAGTTGTGTTGTCAATCTCCTCATCAAATATTCCGACTCCTGAGGGGAAGTCCATCTCAACCTCAAAGAGATTAGGACGAGCACCACCCTGTACAAGTCGTGACTTGAATGAGTCAATAGATCTTTCGTTGTTGGGAACCGAAAAAATGTTTCTGTTTAATGCCATAATTGTGTGGGTCTCCTATTACACAGTTCCTACAACTTCACTGAAGGAAACTCCAGTTCTTGTAGCAACAAAAGTTAGACCGATGAAGTTGATTGATCTTGCTGGTTTCACAAAGATATCAGCAAGGAATTCATTACGATCAATAACATCTGGTGTGTTATTTGTTTCATCACATATGAGTAAGAAGTCTTGAATACCTCTCTTCGCTTGAACATCCCTTAGGAATGGTTCAACGATGTTGATGAAGTTTGATCGTGTACCTGCATCGTTGAGTTCAAATAGAACTGATTTTGCAGCGTTCTCAATTGCTTTTTCAATTGTGATAAACAATCTTCTAACGTTGATTCTGTCAAATGCAGATTCAAATGCAAGTCCTGTCTTGTCACCGAATAGTACGATGCCATCGCCAGGTCTTGATGTGATTGGGTTGATTCTATTTGCATAGAGTTGATCCCTTGCATCTTGACCAGGATTGAACGCTAACTTGATAGCGAAGTTCAACCCACCTCTTGTGTTACCTGCAGGTGAGAACCATGGGAAGAAGTCTCTATCTGTTCTTACCATACAACCTGCTACATCAGATGAGCATGGCATGTAGACAAACTTCTTATTGAATCTATCATACACATACTGGAATCCTGAGTCGAATACCACGTATGAGGATGATGTAAGAGGTCCGAAGAATGATAGAACGTTAGATAACTGAGTTGCTGAGTCTGTGACGTTTACCACAGAACCTCTGTTTGGTGATACCACCGCAACACAGTCCTTTCTACCTTCTGCTAGTTGTATAAGTTTATTTGCTTTTGCTTGCTCTTCTTCTTTTGTTCCAGAGCATCCACCTTGTAGTAGGAATCTGATGTCACTATCTACAGGATCTGCGAACTTATCGTAAGATGTCAATATGTCACCTAATGGTGCATTGTATACACCTACGCCTGTGTAATCAAGTCCGCCTGTGAGTGAGTAACCTTGGTTACCGATTGAACTGAATTTGATGTTCTTAGCATCCTGACCCCATGATCCTTCAGCAGATGTAATGGATGTGAATCCTGTTGTAAATCCACCTGGTAAGACGAGTGTACCGTGATGTGAATCGTCTGCTGCAGTTACATGCTGTCCAGAGAATATGTACTCTGAATTATTTGCTAGGAAATCTTTGTAGTATACTGATTCATTACCAGCTGCTACTCCGTCTTTGGCTTTAGATAAGTTTGCAAACTTTTCCAAAACTGATCCGACATCTCCAGTGACTCCACCGCCAGCATCAATAACAACAACGTGGAGAGCATCATTTGCTCCGTCTCTTCTGGATACATAATTATTTGTCTTTGGTTTGTTGAGTACAGACCTCCAAGTTACTGTAGCGAAGTCAGAACCACCGTCTGCCACACTTGTTAGTATGTTTTGACTGTTGTACCAGTCAGCAGATGTGATTGTTGAACTCTTACCTACAGTTGTTCCTGAGTTGTTCACGATGTTCATCATCGTGCCTGTCTTGAACTCAAACTGTGAGTTTTGCTGATACTCTACTAATGTCTCAGTGCCATCGATAACTGTACTTACAACCTTTACATCAATTGTAGTTGCAGTCTTACCAGTGATAACACCTTTCAAGATACCAGTTGCTGCAGCAGTTGTTCCTACTCCAACAGTGACTCCTGTTAGTGCCTGTGTTACACCGAATCCAACCTTGGTACTTGCTCCTGATAGTGAACCAGTCTCAAGTGTTGGTGTAATAACTTGGTCAGCAGCGTTATCAATAATCGCTACTTTGATGTTCTCTGACCAGTTACCTGGATTCTTAGCAGCAAAATACCAGTTGGTATCATCTGCTTGGTTATTGTTGTAATCCTCTAATCCTTCTAAGAGAAGAGTAGTGTTTGCCAAACCAACAGCAACGTTTGCTGTATTGAGGTCACCACCTACACATCTAACTATGTCTAACTTACCACCGTATGATAAGAAATTGGATGCTGCATACCACGTTTCGTAGTGATAATCTGTGGTACCCACTCCTGGTTTACCAAATATTTCAACTAATTCATTCTCATTATTGACTCTAGTAATTTCGTTACAAGGTCCCTTTGCAAAAGGGGCAGCCAAACCTCCAACAACGTTGAGTGTAAAGTCTACTCCACCTCTTGTAAGGTCAACTTCCCTAACCGAAATACCTGGAGATGCTAATCTAAGTGCCATTCTAACTCCCTTTTGGGTCCTACTTTTAGACTGAAATTATTTATAAAAACCTGCGTCTATCCACAAGTCTAAACATACTTCCTTACAGATATACGGTCTACATCAGAATAATTTTCATCTGGTTGTAAAGATTTCAAGGCATCTGTTCCCCATCTACCAGAATCAATTTGCATAAACTTTATGTTGTGTTGTCTCGCTATCTCTTTACAATGCTCAAGATCTTTTTGATTATAATTGAAGGTGATCCATTGCCATGTAGTAGGCACACCAAATGATGCACACTTCAACATGATCTCAAACATTTTTTCTCCATCCTGATTCACTCTATACTTATGACTATCTTTGGGTAATCCATCTATAGCAAATACCCACTCTATATTTTTTCCTCTCGATAAAATAAAAGCTTTAGTCCACCACATCTTTGGTCTGACTGTGACAGCAGTGTGTACAACTACTTTTCTATTCTTTTTCAAACATATACCTAAGAGTTCATGAAACTTAGGATGAAGTACAGGATCTGATACTTGTCCACAAAATGTAATTGCTTGGAAAAAATCTGAAATCTTTTCCATGTCAGACACCGTTAGATCATGACCAGGTACACGATCAAATTTTTCTCTCAAACAACCAGGACATTTATTGGTACACTTGTTAGATAAATCTAAGTCGATTCCGTACATGATCCACAATAATGATGACAAAGATAGGGAGCATTTTCTGGATCATTTTTTATAGTATCAAAAAATGATTGCCACTCCTCTGAATTAATTATATCTTCTATTTTATCTACATTCGCAACTTTATGTTTCTCTTGAACAAGTTGAGGAATCAAAGTCTTATATTCATCATCCATCCAACAACAAGGAAGTAGATATCCTGTGGAAGTCCAACCAAAGAATCCCCACTTACTGAGACACTTTGGTTCAATCATACATGATACTCCCACATGAATGATCTATCACCATACTCATCTGCTTTCTTCCATCTCTCTCCATCACTATCAGTCAAGTCATCATCTTCCAAACCATCAATGACAAAACCGAAAGGTGCCATGTCCTGTTCTATAGCATTCTTCTGTTCTTCGTATATACGTTTTCTTACATCCTGATCTGTCATCTCTTTGAAATAGTCTTGTGCTACCAACCATGAGAATATAACAAGACACATAGCGAGGTCATCATTACAACCTTCTTCTGCCTCAAATGATTGCTTCTTCTGTATGAACGTGGTCAATTCAGATATAATATTATAATCACAGAATATAAGTTTATCCTCTTCTATCAGTGTCTTCAAGTTAGAGCAACCTACCTTCTTTGTAGTGGTGCTCATTTTGACACCCAACTGTGTTTTGACACCAGAGAATCCTGATCCCACAATTTGACCTGCCCTACCACGCATAGCAACCATTAGTAAGTTTTCATATTCTAGATCATAGAATAGTATAGATGCAACCTGATCACCAATATCATTTACCTCACATAAGACGTATGCATTATTATACGCTGTTGCTACATCATGTATGATAGATGGGAACAACATAGGTTTGACCTCATTATCCCTGTACGTAGCGACTATCTTGTATGGGAACTCTGTGATGTCTGCAACTATGAAAGCACTGTAGTCTTTCGATATACCTCTTGCCACGTCCACTGTCACAATATAATCTCGTTTCTCAAACGGTCTCTCGTACACAGAGAGTTTACCATTCTGTTCTATAGGTTGTTCATATACCAGTGACTTGAGTTTCGCTGCAGAGATAAGAGTGTCAACAGATCCCAAGAACTCACACTCGAACTCAATAGCAAACTGTTGCTTGCTAGTGTTCTTGATAGTTTGTTCTTTCCACTTAGAATCTCTACCTGGCACCTCAGACCAATGCACCTCAGTGGCAACATACTCATTTTGTCCACGTTGAGCGTCATGCCACATACGGTAAAAATGATTCATACCATGTGGAGTGGAAACTATTATAACCTTCGTAGATTTACCAGAAGATATAGTAGGATACACAGACGCAAAGAAATCATCTGCAAGATGGTTTTGCACGAATGCAAACTCATCAAGGAAGATGATGTTGAATGACATACCTCGAACTGCTGATGCAGATGTAGACGCTGCTATAATTTTCGATCCGTTTTCGAGTTCCATGGATCCTTTGTTCCATGCGATGATGCCTTGCTGCATCCACCTCGGCAAGTTTTCGTACGCCAGTTGTAATCGTCCGAGGAGATCTCTAGCAGTCGCTGCCTTATTAGCGAGGATTCCGATGTTGACGTTATCATTGAAGATTGCGTAATGGAGAAGATATGATACCACAGTTGTAGACTTACCAGTCTGTCGTGGCATTTTACAAATATTAAATCTATTCTTATGAAAATTCTTTAGTAGTTTCTTTTGAAACTTGTACATATTAAATGGGACAAGACCCTCATCCACGTTTACTATTCGTATGTGTTTCTCTGTGAAATATACTGGGTCTTTTTTACACTTGAGGAATTCTTTTACATCTTCCTCAGTGAATTCTTGTTGTGTATTTGCTTTTTTTAGATTAGGATTACCAAGATAAATGTCACTCATAAAATCATAATTTGTTTAGATAATCTTTGAACGTTATTGATTCTTTTGCAAAGGAGGTTGTTCCAAATGCTCCACTGGTAGCAGAGATAGATTTTTTAGCATACTCTCCACCTTTTTGTGCTGTCCTCTTTGCAACATCACCAGTGTCTTGCATCCCCTTCTTGAGAGCTTCTTTTTTCTTACCTGTAATTTTGTCGATTGCCTTGAGTTTTCTCTCACCTCTTTTTGTCCTGTCGTCACTAGGTCCGTCAGGTTTGGTTTGAGACATGTCAGGTCTATTCTTTTTATCCTGTTGTATCTTTTTGTACTTTGCCTGATCAGAACGATATCTATCAATATCTACCTTACCAGTCTCTTTATTCTTATAACTCCTGATATTTGGACGCTTGAATCTAACTGGTTTGCTTGCAGGTTTTGTTGCTTTCGCTGCAGACTTAGTTGTCTTTGCTGCAACTTTAGTGCCTTTTGCTGCACCTTTTGCAGCACCTTTTGCCATTGCTGCAACACCTTTTGCCACTGCTTTACCAGCGACTGCTAAACCTTTTCCTACAGCAGCGAGAGGTGCTGCTTCATTTGTGTTTTCCATGTTTTATTTATCCTTGCTCATTTGCTTCAACATCTTCTGAAGATCAGAAGTGCTGCCTACAAACATAGCGTTGGTAACGTTTTTAGGACCTGATTTGTCTTCATCAAGATCTTTCATTTTTCTTTGCAAATCAACTAACTTATCAGTTGTGTCTGCAACGTGCTTGATCAATTGACCTGCTACTTCATATGCTCTTGGGTGTTGAGAGTCTTGACATACATCAAGTATACCGTTGACTGCCTCTTGACCTTTCTCTACAAGGTTATACAATTGTGCACGACTATACTCATAATCCTTTGTAGGATCATCTTGGTCACTAGACTTTTGACTTAGTTTCTTTTTTTCACGTACTATCTCAGACTTCACGTCTAGTGCTTTATCAATAGCATCATAAGAGTTTGACATTTTGTTCCAAATAATGACGGGCAAATATTCGGAGTATTCGGTGTATTTTTAATTATTTAGATATCACCACCTTGAACAGTGCTGTACTCTAGTCCGTCAACATCAAAGAATGATCTACTCTCTGTGAAACCAAACTCATCTCCGACCTCAATAAGTGCACTGTCTTGTGCATCAACTTGACTTATCGCAGTGCCAGCATAGTGTTCAGTAATCTTAGTGCCGAACTGTCCTCTTTGTACTAAAAGATTTGTGCCATTGATCTCTCTTATTCTGAATACTTCACTGTTGATTTGAATGTAGGTATTGGTTGATAGTGACGCAGCAGAAGATACTGAGATGAGTGTTTGTTTGGTTGAGATCTCTGCTGTGATTGTTGTAACGGTGTCATCATTATAATCTTTGACCGCCTGTGGAACCACAGTGTATCTTTGTGCTCTTGGTGCTTTGATGGCAGTAGAGTAATCGACTTGAACCTTCTTGATAACTCCAGACTCGTCTGTGGGAATCTCAGAGTAGAAGTAAGTCTTAGCCACAAAATCAAGATCATATTGTATAAATCTTCTGGTTGAAAAATCTCCTTCATATTCATCAGAAAATGATACGTTAGCGAGTGTAAAAGGAATATCTCTTTTCTCTTCCACTCCCTCTAACATATTTACCGTCACATTATATGATGGTTGAAAGTGTGGTAATATTTGTTCTACTATCTGTAAAGCATCATCCTGTAATTTTGTGGCAAAACTCAATCTAAAACCTATCTCATATGGCACAGGTAAAAATATTTTTTTATGTTTTGTTTTATCAGATCCTTTACCTGTAAATTTTGTTATTGGTGATGACTTGCGACTTGGATCATAAGCGTATGATGTTATCTCAAATGATATTCTTGGTAATGTAATTGCAACATTATCGTCAAAGTTTGCTTGCTGTTCAATTCTTGCAAGAAATCTTTGCATAGGACCGTAAGCAACAGGCACTTTGATCTGACTGATTGCTTTACCATCACTTGCAAACTTCTTGATCTTGATATTGTTGAACAATGTACCGAAAGCAATTACTGTCTTTCTTATTGTCTCATTGTAAAAATAACTTCCTAACATTACACTTCACCAAATGGGTTTTTCTCTGTGAAATCTAAGATGCTTGTGGTCGATAAGGTTTCTATCTCATCCCCTGTATTGTAAGCATCATCGTCATCATAATTTATACTATCTAGTGCATACTGAGCAGTACCATATCCAACATTACTTATGTTTTCTCCAACTGCAAAGTTGCCAGATAGATTCCTTGCAATCAATGTATTGGTTGCAGTATCCCACTTAGTCACAAATGCTGTTGTGAGTGAGGACTCTCCAGTAATGATCTGACCATACAAGAATGTACCACTACCAAATGTAGTTGCAGAACCCACTGTTATAGTAGGTGCAGAAGCATAACTGTGACCTGCATTCAATATATCAATGTTTGTAACTCTGTTAGTTGTTGTGTTGATACGTGCTGTCAGCACACCAACTTCTCCACCTGCAGCAGGGTTACTGACTGTAACTAATGGAGGAGTAAGGTAACCAGTACCTGCATTTGTTATAGTAATACCTGTGATCACACCACTTGTACCAAGACCTGCAACTGCACTTGCACCTACACCCTTACCATCTTCAGGTATGAATTGTATATTTGGTATCTGTGTATAACCTGCACCAGGATTT